TCGCTTAGGATTCACTTCACTTTCGTGGGTAGTGAAATCAACGCCCAAAAAGTCTTTCATTTGAAAGGCATCTTGCTTGATGTTTGAAGGGAATTTATAAGGTTGCTTCATTCTTCACTCTCCAACGAATAGTAGTCCACGATGTCTTCTTTAATCATCTTGGCTTCATTGATTAAACCTTCTGCATATTGTTGCGAGTAGAAGCCTGTCTTCACGACATCATCATCACTTAATGCGAGTTGTTGAGCGATGCCCCACGACACGACATTGTATAGGATATTGTCTTGATAGGTTAAAACATCACTCAAGGTCGTAACCTTAGTAATGGTAGTTAATATCGCCAAATCGTAATATTCACGATTGTTGTTTTCAAGTTTAAAGGATTGTGCCAATACGGCATTGAGATTCGGTAAAAACACATCGAGATAGGTTTGAGCGTTGCTTGGGACTTGTCCCATTATGCCCACTACATGATTGAATAATTCTTGTGCCGTCATAGGTTCTCCTTATTGGGTAAAAGGGAAAGAAGTATCATGTGATACCCCCTTCCCTTAAGTTAATCTAACCTGCGTAAGTCGCAGAAGTCACGTCTGAAACACACTTGTCTGCTGCGAATCCAGCAACCTTGATGGTCTGACCAGCGGTCAAGACAACAGGTCCTGCACTGACGACTGCCGTTTTGCTATAACGTGGATCGGATCCATCCAAGGTATACTTGAATGTAACGCCCGAAACTGCCGTAAACGCATGGGAAGCACCCGTAGCCGTTACGATAGGTGCCGCAACCTTGTTAGCCGTCAAGACACCCGCATAGATGCCGACTGCTTTCTTGGCGATGACGAACGCATCGTAGTAGTGATGCCCTTCCAAGACTGCACCATCGATACCTTGAACTTCGGTCAAGATACGCAAGGTATGAAGTTTCTTAGGTGCGATACCTGCTTCTTTATGCATGATCATGAACTGAACACCGGTAGGCAAGTATGAATCAGGTACACGTACCAAGTAGGAATCAAACAACATCCCCACGACACCTTTTCCCAACGCTTGAACTGCCATTGGATCGACCGCTAAGATTTCATCCGACATACGGACTTGATTGTACTTGGTTGCCCCAATGTACGTGAAACGACCATCATTTGGAACAAGGTTGTTGTCCAAGAAAGCGTGTCCGTCTGCAATCAAACCGATGATGGTGGACTTGGTTGAATCTGCGATGACGGCAGACTTCCCAGCATTGAACGCCCATTGACGTAATGCCCATTTGTCTTGTTCTGGGATGACTTTTTCATCCAACTGCATTTGCAATGCTTCGCCCGTCTTCTTGACATCAAGTTGATCGGATGCGTTTGCTTTGTCGATACTCATTGTCCAAGCACGATCTTTGGACATCGTGAGTTCTTGAACTTCGTCTTGCATTTCATTGACAGTGCCAAATCGTGCCAAGCCACTACGAGTGTAATCTACGAGATCAACTGTCAATGGCGATGTGATGACCAAGGAACGAGTTCCAATCAAGTCATACTTGGTTGAACACTTCCCTGCGATGAATGATTTTGCCACCCAAATCTTATCAATCTGTGGCGAATACTTTGTAGCTAAATTTAAGCCCATTTGAATATCCCTTTCCGACTAGGGATTGTTTTATTTTCCCAATAGTCCTTGAAGGAACAAATCTTCTTTCTCATCTGCTTTATCGCCATTCAAACTTCCAATGTCGGTGGCTTTATTCTTTAAGTCCAAAGCAGCTTTTTCGCTCAGTTTCTTGGCGTTCTCTGCTAGGTACTTGGAATAGGCAACCAAAGGCGATTTGCCTTTTTGGATCAGTTCGATGACTTCAGGTGGAAAGTCGGTCAATTCCTTGAATTCTTGCGTTTCAGGGAACTCTTGGTGCAAGGTCTTGAACTCATTCTCTAGGCGTTTGACATCATCCGTTGGTGGTGTCGGTGCTTTGAATTCGAGTTCTGCCATCTTACGAGCGTGTTCGGGTTTCATCCCGTCTGCTTCAAGTTCCTTTACTCTGCTCTCTAACTTTTCATTTTGTTTTGAGTTCTTGAGATCGGCAACATATTCCTTCCAATCCTTCAAGCCTTTTTCCTTAGCGAATTCGTTCAGTACTTTAAGCTCTTCGGATGTCTTGTAGCCGTCCAATTCGGTCTTGATATGGTCATAGTTCAAACCCTTTTGGGCATTCGTGATCAATTCTTCACGACTAAGTTCCATCTCTTGTCCGTTGTACTTGACCTTGGTGCTTTCTGTCGATTCTGTACTGGTTGGTACTTCTGCGAAGTCTGCTTGATCAAATACCAATTCTACTTCTTCTTCTTGTGGAATGGTTTTTTCCGTCATACTAATTCTCCTAGTGACTATGGTTGGTCACATCTATTTTAACACCCACAAAAATGGTGTCAAAACATCTTGTTTTATCTGCCTTTACGAGCCTTTTTGTAGGCTTCTTCGAGTTTGGATTCCTTAACCTTGGCATCTTCCTTGTTTTGGGTTGCCAAGCTAACAAAGTCCCTTGCGTTGGCTTTGGATAAGGGATGCACCTTACTCGGACCACCCCTTGCCATATTCGTCTTGCGTGGAAGTTTCTTCTTCTCTTTACTGCCTAATGTTTCTTTCGCCATGAGTTCCCCTTTATTGAATGCCTTGTGGCATTTGTGGCTGTTGTGGTTGTTGCATCGCCATCGCTTGAGCATCCAAGAACTTCTGCTTGGCAGCAATCGCCATCAATATGTCTTGTTTCTTCGGTACGATGCCGTCTGGTAATGCGTTGATGTAGGTCACTGCATCCGGAATGATGCCCTTTTGGAACATATTATCCAATGTTTGAATCTGTGTGATCTCGGACCAATACGCTGCTTGACCGACTTCCACGTTCATTCCAAACTCGTTGTAATCCAAGTCTTTGAAGTCAAACTCAATCGTAGAGCGTTTACCTTCAACCATAATAGGAATCTCACGTTTGCCATAGTGGGTACTCATGAGATCGATGATGATTCGAACCGAGTTCTCGACCACTTGTAGATAATCCAATCTCTGTAATTCCAAAGGTTGTGCCGCACTCTTCTGTACGGCTATGATCGCACCCATATTGTCCGGGTTCGAGATATTCCCCAATGCCGTATCGTACACGCCAAGCGTTTCCTTCGTCTTCATGATGAGTTCATTTGCGAACTGCACGAACTGACTGGACAAGGATACTTGTGGTGTCGTGATGGCAACGGCTTGTCCCGGTGGACCATTCGTCTTGATGGCTTCCACTTTGTTCGACCAATTCGCTATCACGTTTCCATCATAGAGAATCTTAGGGAACGACATCTTTTTAACGAACTCATTCAACATCATGAAGTATTTGTTGATCATGATTTGATTTGGGATACACTCGGTCAATGGACTGATGCCATGATAACTGTTACGTACTCTTCGCCATGACATCTTAGCAATCGGGTATAGTCGAATGCCAAGGTCCTTGGGTTCATCGATCATAACCTTTTCGGTGGACTTGGATACCCATACAGTGTCGTTCTCTTTCCACAACTTGACGATGACTGTCGTGTAGTCTTGAACGGCTTTCGCATCCGCATCGGTGTTGGTATGATCTTCGGAATCGGCTTTGATCAACTCTGCTTGTTCCTTGCCCACCATCTTCTTAACCTTGCTAACAGGTAGTTTCTGCACGACCAGGATATAAGGTTGCTTCTGTTCGTCTTGTTCGGCAGGATCCCCAAAACCGATATTGACAGTATCAATCAATTCAAGATTGATCGCACCTTTATGGTTTGAATCGAGATTGATCGTGGTGTCATACCACCAATGGAAATACGCATCCCCATTGACGGCACAATCCTTGATGAAGTTACGTGTGTTCTCTTTAAACTTACTTTGCTCAAAGACTTTGTTGATGCCTTGTGATGTGGCATACTCTAACGCTTTCTTGGTGGTTTCATCTTCAATGTCATCGAGATCACAACGAACGGCAATGTCATCACTGACGATGTTTGAAACGTAGTAATCAACGGCAGACCTTAAGATGTTGATGACGGGTTTGTCGATGTTCGGTGCATTGACACCTTCCCATTGATTGACATTGTAAAAGTCTTGGTTCGTCTTGCACTGATCATAAAGTTCAATGGCAGACTTATAACTT